GCCATTGGTTTTTTGATTCATAATTATCTCCTAAATATATGTGAAACAAATACTGCACTTTTTTTATTGAATAATCAATACAACAAATAGTTGCAACAACTATAAAAATCATTAATATAGATAGGGTAATAACATTTTTTAGGAGAAAACAATGACTAAGATAAAAATACACCCATCAGTACAAAAAGCAATTAGATCATTAAGCTACAAAGAATTAATTGTTTTATTAGATGATGTTGTTGTAAATGAAACAATGCATAAAGACGATAAGCCAGTTCTTTTAAAATATCTAAAAAAAAGAATTAAAAAATTAGAAGGAGAAAACAATGACACTTGATGAAAGAAAACGAAGGCTCAATGCTGATTACTACGATATGACTACCGAAGAAATCAACAGAGAGATAACCGAAATAAACAAACTAGAACGAAAATTAAAACGACAAAGGAGAAAACAATGAATGATTATTTTTCAGAATACTTAGACTATCTTTGTGAATTGCATGGTAAAGATTTCAGAGCCATGCGACTCACACAAGTGAAAGCTATATTAACTGTGGATCAATGGCATATTTTGCACGATGCACTTAAATACAACAAAAAACCAGAGGTGCTACATTGAAAATAGAAAAAAACATACCTTTGAAAAAGAAAGGTGGTTGGGGTATCAAAACCAATCTAATTAACTCTATGGAAATTAATGATTCTTTTGTTGTAGAAACAGAAGATGAAACTAGAGTATATCGACAATTGTTTTATAGAAATGGTAAGAGATGCAAGATCAGACAATTAGACGATGGCACTTTTAGAATATGGAGAAGTTTATGACACAATTTAAAGATAAAGTGCAAAAACAAGAAATACTTTTATTGGCAGAAGAATGGGCAAAGAGTATTAGATGGATGGGTAATTTTGATCTGGATAAACAACATTTAGATTTTAACTATCCGCAAAAAAGACAGCTAGGACATTGCCATGTAACTGCTTACAACTCAGGTATTTACAAAACCGAGAATATAAAGACTGGTGAAGTAAACTACTTTGGTGAGAACTTATCAGGCGATGCACTTATAGATAAATATATGTTTGGACAATAGGAGAAAACAATGAAGTTATATTTTGTAAAAGATCACAATTATGAACAATGTGCTATTTTTGTAAAAAAAAGAGACGCAAAGGATTTTTCAAAAAGCGAAGGTTTACCAGAACCAGAAGAACATAATTATCCTGTAACAAAAAAGGGTATGTTAGATGCAATGGAAGATGCTGCTGGTTTAGCTGGAAATGTAGTAATGGTGCAAGAATGAATAAAGAACCACAAGAAGCGTTAGGAAAGCTAACACCAGACCATGAAATGTCTTGCAGCTTAGTATCTGCTTTATGGCATGAAAACCCATATCAGAACCTAAATGAAGTATTAGAAAACTGTCACAAGGCATTGAAGGGGCAAAACATACGTTCTGAAGCAAATCTTTTGATGGAAGTAGGTAACATCATGGAGAAGCCTTTAATCGCGTTAGCAGCTAAAAGAATAGGTCTTTTTGATTACCATGACGAAATTCATAAGCCTGTACGCCATAGGCACATAGCTTTAAATGGCTCTATAGATGCCATAGGCGTTGCAGATGGCATAGATATCGTTACCGATCCAGATAAGTCTTTTTATGTGCCAGAAGGCGATTCTGTACGCTTAGAAGGCAAAGGCATACTAGAGATTAAGGCTACTGGTGCAAGACCTGAAAACCCACCAGCTAATCATCGTGGGGTTTTACAAAGCAAAGCATTGATGGCATGTACTGGTTATTCATGGGCAGCAGTTTGCATTGCTTATGGTACTGACTACCGCATCTTCTTTTATCAAAGGGATGAGCAATGGGAAAAAGAAGAACTTGAACCCAAAGTAAAAGACTTTGATTCTAGGATTGCTGATTGTCGCTACTACGATCCTTTCAACACCAATCAAGCTAATCATGCTTTTCCGCTAGACGATGGTTCTATTGTTGATCTGCCTGACGATGCTTTGAACTCAATAGAAAATATCTTGTTGCAAGAAAAGACCGTTAAGGCAGCACAAACTATTATAGACGAACATAAGACTAAGCTGATGAACGCTATGCAGTCTGCACAAATTGGCAGAATGGGCAAGTATCAAGTGAATTGGAAAACTGTTAATTACAAAGCTAAACCAGAACAGACTAAAATCATTCCAGCTAAAGATGCTTATACCCAAAGACGATTTTCAATAAAGGTGCATGATGAGTAATGAAATAAACGATATGCTTTTGGAGAGATGGTTTATAGAGTTCTTAGAACAAGGCTATACCAAAGAAGAAGCTACAAGATTAGCTATGGAGAAGTTTGAGAGTTATTCTTGAACTTCCCTCAACAACTTAGAATTTCTTTTAGCACGATTCGGAACTTGCTCTGCATACCTAGAATCCATTAGTTCTTCTGCTGCACCGACATAATCTGCTTCTGCTAAACATCGCCACATATTACGAAACTTAGATAAACCTTTCACCCCCAGATTAAAAGCCATATCGCATAATACGATACGAACATTATGAGGATAATATTGCCATTCAGGTTTTTCATTGGTGAGTTGTAAAAAAACAGATTCTATATCGTTGTTTAATAAATACATAACTTCTTCATCTGATATTCCAACACGACCTAAGCATCTTCCCACGCCAATGGTTATTAGCGGTGGTACATGTGTGTCTAAGTAAGGCATCTTTTCATAGCCTTCTTCTTTAATTAACTTTTCTTTTAAATCGCTTCTTAGTTCGTTGGTTGCACCAACTTGATCGTTTCTCATTAGTTTCCCTTTGTTACTTTTTCTTTCTTTTCGTAAGTTCTAAGACCAGCCATTCCTAGCATAGCCATAAGAATTGTCGATAGTTGACTGAATTCAAATTCAGGCAAAGCAACTTGTATACCAGCTATGCCGATAGCAAATTGAACCATAGGTGCAAGAATAAAATGATAAAGCATAGCCAGACTGCACACCCATCCGACAGATGGTCGCCACCCAGCTACAAACCAACTCTTACTGGCAGCTTCAATCTTGTTGACTTCTATCT